ACGATCCATATCCAGCGCCAGAATTTGCAATATTTACTGAAATAATATTTCCATTGGAATTTAATTCAGGAATAAGCACAGCTCCGGTGCCAATTCCAAGAACTTTAAGTTCTGGCGTCGTATTATAATCAGTTCCTGCAGCACTAACTATGACATCAGAAATTTTTCCATTAATTACTACTGGAGTTATTTCCCCACCTCTGCCAGAATTTAAATCTATTGTAGGTAGCCTCTCATAATTTAATATGTCGGAAACTCCATATCCAACACCACGATTTTCTACGAAAATATTTGTAATTCCTCCTCTGAAAACTGGTTGAATTTGAGCTTCAAAAGTTTTTCCTTCAATCGTTCCAATTCCCAAATTTCCAGAAATTGAAACTGTTATGTCCTGGTAATTAAAGTTATGAGTTCCAAATCCAGCATAATTAAAGTTTTGATATTGCTTAGTGCTATAATAAAAATCTGATTGAGTGGTTCCAACACCAACAGCAGATAATTTGAATTGGTCATCATTCAAGACGGTTACATAGTATTCTGCAGAGTCTGTTAATCCCCCGATTGCAGTTCCACTTGCAGTATATTTTAAAATTTCTCCACTATCATATCCATGATTTGCAATATTAATTAAATTGAGTGATGTATTTACTCCGGCCGCTGCACAATTAGTTCTTTTATTTTTATATCCACTACCACTATTTGTTACGACAATAGAACTTACAATAGATTTTCCATTTAAAGAATTAAAAGAATGATTACCCTCACCAAAATCAGTAAATGTAATTGTTCCCAATCCAACAGAGGATTCACTTAAATTTTTATGTAAAGTTATCGTATAGTTATTGACAACATTTACATAGTAAGTAGCATCGGTATTAAGTCCAACAAGTGCTTTTTTTCCAAAAGTTTTATAAACTACTGGTTCACCTGTTCTAAATTTATGTGTTGTAGAGAATCCAATGGTAGATGTATCAACACCAATTCTAGCAGAACCTATACCACTAGCATTAAATGTAACGTTATGAGGTACTGTGACCATTTTGGCTTCAGCAGTAGCACCTTCTCCAGAACCTCCAGTAATTTTGACTATGGGAGTATTGAGATAATCAAAACCAGAATTAATAACTCTAATTTCTTTTAGATTGCCCTCGACAGCACAGAATCCTGTTGCTCCAGAACCAACCGAATCTATTATTCCTAAAACGGGTGGATTTATTACATCATAGTCTTCACCAACATTTGTGACCAAAATAGAGGAAATCTCACCATAAAAACATCTATCAGATGACTTATAGTTTAGAACTTCAACACCATTAATTAATATTCCATTATATCCGACTTTTGTTTCATAATCATACCTATCAGTAATTGGAGATTTTACTTCTCTGAATAATTTTTGTGGTTCAATTTGTTTTTTATAAAATTCTGACCTTTCAATATCATTACTTTTAATAGTTACAGTATCTGTAGAACCTTCAACCTTTACAAAAATACCATTATTAATATTTGATCTACTCCTAGCTAACTTAATAACTCTATCATTTATTCTTTTAACAAAATAAGATCCTTCATCAAATAAAGAACTAATAATATATTCTTGTTCAATAACTGTACCGTCTGCCAAGTCTCTTTCGACAGAACCTATTTCTGGCGTATATACAATTTTATCTCCTGTATATAAATTGTGATCTACTCCAGATACAATTTCTAATTCAGTACTTCCAACATCAAATGTTCCAGAAATAGTGAATTTTTGAATTTTTGGATCTAATTTTGTGCCCGGATCTGCTGGTAATGATGAAGATGCAATAAGAACCTTAGATGAGTTTGGATCATCAATAATAGTATCGTGTGGGAATGGTGTATGCTTTGGGCCAACCATCCTAACACCAGTTTTTGGATGTTCATGAGATGGGCCAAAATATGGTTTCCCATTAACAAATCCACCATCTGGTTTTAAATAAGTATTTTGAACGTTTGCTGTTAATAAGTTTAAATTTGAATGTAAATTTGAGTCAACCTTTATAATTTTTCTAGTTACTCTTGATATAAGAGAAGTATCACTGATACCAGTTCCTCTAAAAAGACAAGAATTATTACCAAAAATATCAGTAACTACAAATTCATTTGGCAATATTTGATTATTACGATCAGTTAAAGATAGTAAATCACCTATCCTTAGGATATTATCGTCTTTTGTTACTAGTCTGTAAGTATTGTTAACCGAGTCAACAAGTGTAAGATCTAAAACGTCATAATACTGTGCGGTATTAAATACCCAATTGTTTTCTTTTACCGAAGTTCCTTGTTTTCCTAAAGTTTTTATTTTTATCTTGGAATCTTTTTTCTGAAAACGTGTTTTTATAGGAATACGAACATCATTAAGAACGGATCTAATTTTTACTCTAACTCCGTTATCTGTAGGACTTCCAACATAGGCATATGTATTTTGATCAACATAAGTTCCATCAGATATTACTGAGGTAATTCCATCAGTTTCAATATCTAAAAATTGGTTTATAGTTTTATCAGAATAGGTACAGACTCCAATAGTTCCATTTTTATATTGAAAATTCAAAGATCCACTATTTGGAAATCCGATAGTTGTATCAACATCAATGAATGATTGTCCTACCCCAACAGATCCAATTACATAGGTTTTGGGATGTGATGAAAACTTTCCATATAATAATTCAGTTGTCCCATCATTTTGAGTTAGAGATCCATCAATAGCTATTTTATAATATTCTGCAGTCGAAATACCAGAATAAATTTTTTCTACACTTGATATTGGTGCATATGCTTTTCTAATATTTTCAAAATTATCTTGAAAAAGTGTCCTATTAAGTAAATTTTCAGGATCTCCTTCTACAACTTCAACAACTAAGTTTCTGTTTACTCTGTAATCTGCATCTGAAGGTGTAAATACCGAATCACTAGGACGAATTATTTGAGCACTTTTTCCATACAAAGCTTTAAAAAGTATTTCAAAAGATTTATCAGTTCCTCTGGAAGAATAAAAACTTTTAGAATTTTTAATAAATGATCTTTGATTTAATTCTGGGGATAACTCTCTATCACTCAGGCCATTTAAAAGTTGTTTTTTAATTTTTCTTAAAAATTCATCTAAAAAGATAACATTTAAATTTTCAACTTTAGAATATACGTCATGCTCAACGGCAATAGTATCATTAAAAATTAGATCTTCAGGATCATCTGCATTATCATAGGAACTAATTCCTGAAAATCCTCTAATACAAGTTTCAAAAGTTATATCAGTTCTATATCGATAATATATTATCTCATCATTAATTTTAATTAATCCATCAGAATCCGGAAATCCTTCAGTACTATCGACGTATATATTACCATCTCTAAATTCATCAAGTTGATAAGTCAAAAACGTATCTTTAACATAATTGTCAGTCGTCGATCTCTTTAAATATTCATCAATATTTTGGATTATATCAAGAGAACCACCTTGATATTCCTGAGATCTATAGTATCTTGATAAAAATTGCCCAATCAAAGGAAATTCTTCCCTCACATAAGAGGGTAACTGGTTTTCAACGACGTGACTAATTTTTACTCTGTTTTCTTTCATTTGTTTTTTTGTTATCTTACGATATTTCCTGCACTATAGCTGGAACTGACTGTGTAATTTGAACCTGATGGACTTGATCCTGAACTAATTTGATCGATAACCATTTCAACAGAGGTTTTATCTAATTGAAGATAAAGATCTTGGAAACCGATCACATCATTAGATAATGGGCATGTTGATATTTCTAAAATTTCCTGACTGTCTTTTACTTTACCTGATATAATGTTAATTGGATTTAATGTTATTCGACCCTTTTCATAATTTACTAAACCAACTCCACTTCTTCGTAAAAGTGGAGTAGTAGATTCTGGAGTTGCTAAAGAAATTAAATTGATAACTCCAGTTTTTTTATCTGCATTAGGAACATCAGTAAGGTAAACATCCTCATTAATATCTATCACTCTAAAAGGAGAGGATTTTATGTTAAATCCATTCATAGATTTAACATAAAACTCATTACCAAAATCAATGGCATACTCTGCAAAAGTATTGAGTGCTAATCTCAAATCCCTTCTAATACTAATAGTCGTTATGTTTGAGGTTATTGCAGAGTGACTCTGATCAATTAATCGTAAGAATTGACTATATTTGAATCTTGCACCATATCTATTTAATTCACTTGAATCTGCGTATTTTGTGATATTATTTTGCACTTTTGTTGCCAACTCATTTACATTGGAAACTAAACTTGGGTTATAGTATATGTTACTCTCTGATTCCACATAAAGATATTTTAGATCTAAAATTTCTGGAATGATTCCTGCTACAGAATATTTTCTAAGATCTCTTTTTATATTTTCTTTAATTGAATTTGGTATAAAATCACCATTTCGCGGTTTTATACTAATAAACACTTTTCCATATTGTGGAGGAATTAAATCTTCTCCACCATATACTGAAATTGACTCAGCCTCTGGATAAATTTTATTTGGAATTAAAATTTCAAAATCATTTGCAGTTAATGCTCTATTTTGTGTTGCATAAATTTGAGGAGCATACTTTCTAACGGATTCAACACTTTCAATCTCTTCACCACCACTAGAAGGTAACTCTGCAGTAACTAAAGATATGCCACTTGTTACTGGAAAGGTTGTAGCACCCTTAGTGTACTCTAATCTACCACTAAAAAGAAAATCAACTATACCATTTCCTGCAGGGCCAGAAGTTCTTATGTATGAGACTTCAATAATATTACCATTTTGCAACTTTTGACCAAAAATTCCATCTCCAAAGATTAATTCATATCTTTCATCTTCTACTTCTTGTATAAAATAAATTTTTGAGTTCCCATTAATGGCAGAACTCGTTTTTTCATCAAATAAGTTATCTTGACGGGAATATTTTAAACTAATTGTCGAATTTTCTGTTGGTCTGACTTTTACAACTAGAGTATCTAAGTCTATACCAGTATTTGTTAATAAAAATCTTGGATTTGAATCAGATAAATCAACTTCAAACTCTTGATTTACCACAGTTCCTTCATAAACTGGAATCTGATCAAAAAGAGCTACTTCATCAATAACAGATGCAGTTATATCTTCAGTAATACCAAAGACATATGATTGATTATTGAAGGTTCCGCCCGATGATGCAATAGGTCCCTTCTTTAGTGTTACCGTAGTTGGTGTATTTTTAACATTTGAAAGATCTGCAAAGAAATTAATTGAAGTTCTTGATGATTTTTTAGATCTAGGTACATATCCAATGTTTCTTGCAAGAGATACAACATTTTCTCGCAATGTTGCACTATCAATGAATACCTCATTGGTTACCATATTGGCATTATATGAGGTAATGTATGTGTTATATGCTAATACATCAAGTATTGTTGACAGATTAGATCCCTCAAAATCATAATCAGTGAAATTTGAATATGTTTTTAAATAGTTTTTGAGAGTATCCTTAATCTGGTCAAAATCCAGACTAGAAAAATTTAAAAGAGACATTTATCTTGTCGGTAGCAATACAAATTCTAATTGTTGTGGAGGAATATCAACACCAATAATACGATAGATTAATTTCACATCAAGAGAATTATTATCATAATCTGGAGTGGTGTCAACAGATATTAAAGAAACTCTAGGTTCATAATTATTGATCGAATTTTCAATTTCATCACGAATTGAGATTGCACTTATGTCATCTAAATTTTCAAAAAGCAACTTAGTCACATTTGATCCAAAATCTGGATCAAAGAATTTCTCTCCAGGGGATGTTGAAATGATATTTCTTATAGAACGTGCAATAGCATTTGCATTTTTAAGTACTACAAGATCATTATTCAGGGGATTGGCCTGAAAACTTGCACTTATATCCCTAAAGGATTGACTTACCCGTTCTAAAGGCACCAGAACACAGCGATTATGAGTTATTTATTCACTAAAATTCAGTTAATACTACGGGTCCAGTGCCATAATCTTGGTTATTATGATCATCATCAGCATCAATCCTCTCATGAATCTCTTTTTGCACCTTAAAATTGTGTTTTTTGGGTGTTAGGTCATCATTTGAGATTTCACGCAGCATTTTTTGATACTGATCATTAGCTAAATTGTCTAAAAAGTCGTTACTTGAAGTCATTTGTTTCTTCTTGGTTTAAATTTTCGCGTTCTTTTGCTGTTTTCCAGAAATATTCATCCTCACGACCCATTCCGAGTCGCTCATATCCATTTTCAACACTATAATATTGTGTTGAAACTTTAAAGTCTGGCATTTTGGGCTCAACAGGAGTCAAACTGTTATCAAAGATACGCATCCTATTGTTTGGATAGAGTGCATATTGTCCATTATCTAGTTCAATTAGGTTTGATGACTTGTGTTCTGCTGGATTTTCACTTGTTGCATAGTCAACTACCTCAGGATCCTGATGATAGTTGTCTAAAGTACACACATAG